GGCCGTACACTAAGTACAGTCTCAACGCACAGTTCACTCGTGAACAATTCTATAAAGAGTTTGGACCTGGTGCTACCTTCCCGCAAGTCATCATTGGTGGCAAGCGTACTGGAGGTTGTACCGAAACCGTATCTTATCTCAAGGAGGGTCGTTACCTGTGATGTCCACTGCCGCTGACACTGACGAACTATTCGCAATTGTTGATCGTGCAATTGATGAGGCGATGCTTAACAATCGTTTCCTTTTCAACATGTACAACTACTTAAAATCTAACAAGTGGACACGCCGTGACACAGATCAGTTTATTGAATCTAGTGTTGCGGCAGAGTTAAGTGACACAGTTGAGGAATTAAACGTTTACCTTAAAGGTGGTGATAAAACACTCAAAGAAGCATACGGTCACCTTCCTAAACCAAAGGCACGTAAGATTAAAGATTACTTGTATGGCATCCTAGAAGATGCATGGAAGTATCACAACGAACGTAAACCTGGTAGGAAACCTGGGTCTAAGAACAAGAAAAAACGTACTAAATAATATCGAGTCAGTACATAGGAGAGAGCACCATGAGTGACATTTCATTTATCTACGTCGCCTTTTTCCTGACCATCGGAGCATTCCTCTTAGGTTTCATGACATCATGGAATCTTAAGGGGACTTTTGATGAGTGGAAAGAACGTGCTGAGTATGCGGCAGTAGTCATGCATCCTGAGATGATGACAGAAGATGGTCAAGTTGATCCAAGTGAGTTGTTGTACTTGCGCTTCAGCGATGAGGATGATATACTTGATGATGAAGATGATTGAGGTCTAATGATTCTCATTGATATGAATCAGGTATGCATCAGCAACCTGATGGTTTCAACTTTGTACAACAAGACAATCCAAGAAGATCTGGTTCGCCATATGGTGCTGAACTCTCTACGGTCCTACCGTCGAAAGTTTGGTAAGGAGTATGGCGAACTTGTTTTATGCTACGATAGCAAGCACTACTGGCGTCGGAAGTATTTCCAACACTACAAGGCAACTCGCAAGAAAGATCGCGAGAGATCCCAACACGACTGGCACACCATCTTTGAGGTCTTGAATAACATCAAGAGAGAGATCAGAGAGAACATGCCATACAAAGTCATCGATGTTGATGGAGCAGAAGCAGACGATGTTATCGCTGTTCTCTGTAAGGATCAGGGGTTCAGGAATATCCGCCTGATGAATAACATGCAACCACCACAGAAGGTCTTGATCCTTAGTGGTGACAAAGACTTCATGCAACTGCAGAAGTTTAAGTTCGTTTATCAGTACAACCCCATCCAAAAGAAATTCGTGGAGGCAGTAGATCCACACCAATATGTGGCAGAGCACATCCTTAAGGGTGATCGTTCTGATGGCATTCCTAATGTCCTATCTGTTGATGACACATTTGCATCAGGCAAACGTCAGCGTCCTCTAGGCAAAGCAAAGATTGCTAACTGGTCTCAACTCTCACCTGAAGAGTTTTGTACTGAAGAGACCGCAAAGAACTACGAACGCAATCGAGTTCTTATTGACTTCGATTGTATACCAGACGACCTGTCTCGTAGTATACTAAATACATACGAAATAATGGAACCACCCCCGCGTGGTTCTATGTACAAGTATTTCATGTCCAAAGGTTTATCAGACCTACTAGACCATATTACGGAGTTTTGAAATGAAACTGATGATTCATGAAGTGTTGAAGAAGGTACATGGTGCCAAAACTAAAACACAAAAGATTAAAATTTTGCAGGAGAATAACACTCAGGCATTGCGTACACTGTTCATCCTGAATTTTGATGAGTCTATCAAGAGTCGCCTTCCTGAAGGTGAGGTGCCTTACAAAGCAAACGAGGCACCCCAAGGAACCGAACACACCATGCTTGAGCATGAAGCAAAGAAGTTATACTATTATGTGAAGGGTGGTGCAGATAACCTCCCACAACTTCGCATCGAAAGTATGTTCGTTCAATTGCTTGAAGGTTTGTATAAGGATGAGGCACAAGTCCTCGTTAATGCATTCAATCATAAACTCCACAAGGAGTATCGCATCACACTGAATGTAGTGAAAGAAGCGTTCCCTGAAATTAACTGGGGTGGACGCTCTTGAAGATTAAAATAATTCATGAAAATTGTGATCCAGAACTAGCAAAGGATGCATCTCTACCTAACAATGCATTCATCATTGAATACCTTGCTGAAGGTAGTGTCCAATATGATATTGTTATCTCTTCTAAACAAGTAGATATATTTGATCACTATTGGGACAAGTATCATAACTTTATTAGTATGGTGCAGACAGATGGTAGGGCTAACCCTAAACTATGGACTGCACCTGGATCGGGTTCTGGTTCAGCAAAAATTACAGGTAGTAAAAAGTGAGCACAGACAACGTTTATTTTAATCCCCGTAAGGCAGCAGAAGGCGTAAAGCAAGAACTGCTTGAGGAAATTAATAAGAAACAAAAATCATTAGATGATTATGAGACGGGGCAGAAAGTTCTTCTGAATGCAGTAACATTTTTCCTTGCTCCTGTAGCATTATTGTTTCTTTGGAACTGGATCATGCCTGGTCTCTTTGGTCTGGCAACGATTGGTTATTTGAAAGCATGGGGTCTCCATGCAATGTCCCGTATATTGTTTCATCATTATGACTAAAGTATGTTTCATCTCTGTGACACCAGACGCAGAAAAAATGATGGGTTACATTGCTCGTGTAAGTAACCCCAACAACCAGGATAATCCTAAGGTTGAAGGACTACTTAAGTATTGCATCAAACATGGTCACTGGTCTGTGTTTGAGCAGGCAACTATGACCCTAGAGATCAACACAACTCGTGCAATCTCACCGCAAATTTTACGTCATAGATCATTCACATATCAGGAATTTTCACAGCGGTATGCTGATGCTGGTATGCTAGGTGATGTTCCTCTTCCAGATTTGCGTCGTCAAGACTCAAAGAATCGACAGAATTCTATTGATGACATCGACGACATGACAAGAGCGCGGTTTGAAGGTAAGATAGAGGAGCATTTTTACCAAGCACAACATCTGTATAAAGAACTTCTTGACGCAGGTATTGCAAAGGAGTGTGCTCGTGCCGTGCTTCCTTTGAACACGCCCACTAGACTTTACATGACGGGCTCAGTTCGTTCATGGGTCCATTATATTAGTCTGAGGACTGCTAATGGTACTCAGAAAGAGCACATGTTAATCGCTGAGTTGTGTAAGCAACACTTCATCTGTCAGTTCCCTACCGTTGCTAAGGCATTGGATTGGTGTCCTGAACCTGACTGTGGATGTGAACAGGACAACCAGTATTGGGATGACCTGCAACCCTGTCTTAAAATTGAGTGATGCATAAAAAAGATTGTATTATCGAGGAGTTGAAACAAATTCGGATACTCCTAGAGCAAATGCAAAGTTTGCTCATGACTATCGCAGTTAATTCCACCACTAGGAGAAATGATTAATGCCTACATACAATGTAAAGAATTTGAAGTCAGGGGAGACTAAAGAATTCCAAATGTCAATGGTTGAATATGACCAGTGGCGTAAAGATAACCCTGACTGGGACAAAGACTGGATGGCAGGTGTTGCTGGTACTACCTACGGTAAACCTAAACAGTCTGAAGGTTTCAAAGAAGTAATGTCCAAGATCCAAACTGCCCACCCTGGCGCTAACCTATCTCGTTATACATGATATGAGTCCTGTAAAAAAGAGCAAACCAAAAACCCCATACTCTAGACGTTCTACTCAAAGCAGTAGAAAGAAAGCGATCAATCTAGATCAACTTAAACAGATTGAACCACTGACTCCTAATCAGGAGAAGGTGTTTGAGTCTTATGCTGCAGGAAAGAACTTAGTTCTGCACGGTGCAGCAGGAACAGGTAAGACATTCATTAGTCTTTATCTTGCTCTACAAGATGTAATGGCAGAGGATTCTCCTTATCAAAAGGTATACATGGTTCGCTCCCTGGTTCCTACTAGAGAGATTGGATTCTTACCTGGAGATCATGAGGATAAAAGCAACCTTTATCAGATTCCTTATAAGAATATGGTGAAGTATATGTTTCAGATGCCTGATGACAATGCCTTTGAAATGTTGTATGATAATCTTAGGTCACAGGAAACTATCTCTTTCTGGTCCACGTCATTCATACGTGGTGTCACCATGGACGATTGTGTCATCATCGTTGATGAGTTCTCTAACCTGAACTTCCATGAACTTGATAGTATTATCACCCGTGTTGGTGAGAACTGTAAGATCATTTTCTCTGGAGACTACACCCAGTCTGACCTCGTTAAACACAATGAGAGGAATGGTGTGCTAGACTTCATGAAAATCATGCAGACAATGCCTTCAGTTGATGTCGTAGAGTTCGGCATTGAAGACATCGTTCGTTCAGGTTTCGTTAAAGAATACCTCATCTCTAAAATTAATCTTGGTTTCTAAATTATGAGTTTTACACACGTCGGTCCAACGACGGGAATACTGGAGTTGGAGTCCCGAACACTGCCTCATGGTAGATTTTATAAACTACCTGATGGTGCTTGGGCACCGAGTGTTACTACAGTGACAGGACATCAATCCACCGAAGGCATCCGTAAGTGGGAGCAGAGAATCGGATTCACTGAAGCACAAAAGATCAGGACCGCAGCGTCATGGCGCGGCACAAAGTACCATGGACTTGTTGAATTCTATCTTAACAATGACCTGGAAAAAATTGAAAAGAGCGAGGGTTTTCCCCTCTACCTTTTTAGGGCTAGTCGTTCGACTCTTGATCGGATCGGTGATATTCACTGTCTTGAAACCAGTCTTTACTCTACTCGTCTTGGTATTGCTGGTCGTGTTGATTGTATAGCAGAGTTCGATGGTGAACTTGCTGTCATTGACTTCAAAACTACAAAGACTTTGAAGAAAGTTGAGTGGTTGGAGAAGTTCTTCGTACAGGAAGCAGCGTATGCATACATGTATTACGAACGCACTGGTATCGAAGTAGATAAACTTGTAACGTTGTCTGTTGCTGAAGACGGACAGATTCAAGTAGAACAACGCTACGATAAGATCCCGTACATGAACAAACTCATTGACTGGATTGAAGAATACATGTATTATGTACAGGGGATGAACAAGTGAAAGAGATCGAGGAAAAGTTTATGACACAAGCAAAGTTCTCTGCCTTAGTAGAGAAGGTGGTCAAGGAATCTAATGGTCTCGTCAATTACATTGAGGCAGTCACATCTATCTGTGATGAATTTGAGATTGAAGTTGAGACTGCTAGTAAGTTAATCTCTAAACCACTAAAAGATAAAATTAAATTTAATGCTCAGGAGTTAAACTACATTAAACGAACGAGCAGAGGAGTATTACCACTATGACAAAGGATTTTTTTGATTCTGATGTAGTTCGCGAAGAACTAGAGAACATACAATCTACCTACACAGAACTCCTGAAGATGTCTAACAAACTTCAGGAGTTCTCTCCGCAAGAGCGGTTAGACCATATCAATAAGACATTGGAGTTGATTGCTAAGCAGAAGGTGTTCTATGCACGTCTGGCATTGGCAGCACACCATGTTGCAGAAGAGGAACAGGATGGAACGGTGCAGGATATGAAAACCCGCATCGATTCCATCTCTCAAGTCTATTCTGGTGGAATGGATCTGACTACTGTCCTAGATCAGATGGAGGGCAAACTCAAGGAGTGGAAGTCCCAGATTGTTGAAGAACAGGGGACTTGACAACTCATATATAATATGCCATGATACTCATGGCACCACAAGCCAAATACAAATACGGAGAATACAAACATGTCTTTTGCATCACTCAAGAAGTCCAGCGGCACTTCCTTCGCCTCTCTTAGCACTGCTATTGAGAAGATGAACAAGCCTTCTGGATCTAAAGTTGATGAACGCCTCTGGAAACCAGAGGTTGATAAGAGCGGCAACGGTTACGCTGTTATCAGATTCCTGCCTGAAACTGAATCAGATTTGCCATGGGCACAGGTATGGAGTCATGCATTTCAGGGACCTGGTGGTTGGTACATCGAGAATTCTTTGACTACTCTTGGTCAAAAGGATCCTGTCGGTGAGATGAACCGTCAACTCTGGAACAGTGGTGTCGATGCTGATAAGGAAATTGCACGTAAACAGAAACGTAAATTGTCCTACTACAGCAACATCTACGTCGTTCGGGATCCTCTTCATCCTGAAAACGAAGGTCGTGTCTTCCTCTACAAGTATGGTAAGAAGATTCATGACAAGATCGTCGCTGCTGCACAACCACAATTTGAAGATGAAACACCCATCAACCCCTTCGATTTCTGGAAGGGTGCTGACTTCAAACTGAAGATCACAAAGGTTGCTGGGTTCTGGAACTATGATAAGTCTGAGTTTGACCGTGCTGGTACCCTTGGTGGTTTCAGTGATGAAGAACTGGAAGGTGTCTACAACAAAGAGTATTCACTCAAAGAGTTTAGTGATCCTTCTAACTTCAAGTCATATGAAGAACTTGAGACACGTCTCAAGACTGTGCTGAACAAGCGTTCAACTCCTAGAGTTGATGAGTCATATGAAGATGAGAACGAAGGTCGCGGTAGGCAGATTGGATCTTTCAATTCTGCAGATATTATGGCATCAGCACCCAGTGCACAAAGTGTCCCTGCTGCTCCCAGTGGGTTCGGTGACCGTGTAGAATCAGTACAGCAGTCAGATGAACCTGACCTGTCATACTTTGAAGACCTCGCATCTGAACTCTAAATGAAATTCCTTGCTCTCCCTTTACTCCTCGCTGCAACTGCAACTCCTGCAAGTGCACTGACCTGGGGAGAGTTTTGGGAACCCTTCCAAGGTGATACTCATCACCATCATATTGAAAGAGATTATTACCGACATCATGTGCCTCGTCGTACATGGTGTTGGGATTACGTTCAACATGAAGAGTATATCTCAGGCGACTACAGTCGCAGTGGTAGGTATAGACCAGGTTGGGTTAGAAAATGGACCGAACGTGTACGTGTACCATGTAGACGTAGACATTACCATTGAACTGATACCAAAAACAACTTTTGGTTTCATATATCGCCCCCAAAAAATTCGGGGTATTTTTTCACCCCTAGGGTTTTTCAAGAATTTATCATGACACACTACAAACCATATTCGCCCGAATGGCATAGATATCGCAATCTCAGGGATTCTATTGAATCCTATCTAAATGAGTATGTGGACTCTGATGTTATATGTGGGGATATCCTTGATATTCTCGAAGATCGCCGTACGGACGCAGAGAACGAAATCGGTAGAATGACCAGCATGATTGATCATTTGTCTAAATAATTTCGACTAGGAAAGAATAAATGCTTTCTACAAAATACAGACTCCGACTGGAGTCGATCTGCAGATGTATCGCGAATTCGCAAGATGTCTCCATCGAAGATATGATCTGGGCAGAAAAACTTGCTAAGGCACACACTCTTGCAAAAGATTGGTTGCAACAAGCAAGAAGGCAATCCTCTCAAAACATTGAGGATGGCAGTACCGACGATTTTCTGAATAGGATGGGATTAGGTGACCCCGACCCATCCAATCATAAAACGGGGTTCGGTAGTGCAGACGAAATAGTTGATTGGTTTCAACGTGAAAAACCTGATGATTGGAGACAGCGTGACTGAAGTTAAGATCACTCCTCAAACATATATTGATATGAATGAGGAATTTATTAAAGAAGACATTCCTTTCAGGATTAGTATACCTACACAGGAAGCAATTGATGAGCATCGCTCACAAAAACCACTTCCTTACAACACACCACCCGCAGTAGATATGGTTGCTGAAATGTGGAAATTAGAAAACGAACGAATTGCTAGAGGTAAGTTGGTTGATAGTCTTTGCGTAGTTTATAGCAATGGCAGTCAAGAATGTGATAGAGCAAAATCACTTCTCGAATCTCTCGGAGGAGAGTTTTTAGAATATCGTCTAAATAATCATTTTACACAACGCTCATTTGAATCGGAATTTGGACCAGGCGCACCCTACCCTCAGATTGCAATAGGTGCAAAACATATAGGTGATTTGAAGGACACACTACACTACTGTTCAGAAAAAGGTTTGTTACCATGACTACAAAGCAATACACTAACGGTAAAGGCGACATCTGGGAATGGGAGGATACTCCATTCTTAGCAGAATTTAGAGAGAGACATGACTACTCCAAACTGGCAACACCACTCAAACAAAAACCAAAAAAGAAGTCTTAAACCTCAGGCATTACGTCAGGCAAAAGCAAGAAGAAAAGCACTCCTCAGGAAACTGAAGGGTGCTTCTTTTTTTAGTATCCTCCGCCAGATGATCCAGAACTTCCACTACTGCTACTAGAAGAACTACTACTGCTGCTGCTAGACGAACTACTACTGCTGCTAGAAGAAGAGGAAGATGAATCTGAAGTAGACCCAGAATCCGTTGTTCCTGCATATACACCAGAATCGTTGGTGGAACTACTAGAGTTGTCTGCCTGTTGTGCAACTGTAAATGCAACCTGAGAGGATGCAGAAGTAGTTGCAAACTGTCTATCACCATAATCCTGAGAGGATGCTCGTTTAGTAATAGCAACGCGACCAATATCACTCTCATAGACAGTCTTATTAGTGAGGTAATTCTCATCAATAACACTAAATGTCTTTTTAAGATCATCTTCGTCAACTTCATCATTTGGTAGATATTCAACCAAATCTGTAAATTCTGAAACGAAGTTAGCAAGGAATGCTGGTTTCAACAAGTAAATATTACGCTTATAATCGTTATTTGCCAGTTCATAATCATAATTAGATATAGGCATTACCTTGTCAAGGTATACAGTACCATTTGTGTCTGTATATTGGAAATTGGCATTTACTTCAATACCACCATCTAGGAGCAATTCCCCCTGAGAGTTTCGTATTTCTATAGTCTCATAATGATGAATAATTGCTGGATTACTTTTATATTTTCTTTCAACATAATCCATCAACTCAGATTCACTCATAGGCCATTCATTGTATAGATTGATTATATTATTGGCGAGCAATATCACCCAATCTAGTTTAGGATCACCATATGCCTTGTCAGCAACATTATCGGGTCTCTCATTACCCTGTACTGAGTATTGTTGGAAACCAAGAAGAGCACCGCTTAAATCATCTCTGATTTTAATACGACGAAATAAGTTCTTCGCTTGTACATAGGGATCCACACCCTGCTTACGAATACTGTCTAAACGTATATAAACGTTTGGTAAATAGGAAAAATAATTACTCATTGATCAGTTAGCATATCTCTGGTGAGGAAGGCGGTTTCATCGAACTGTAGAGTAAGTTCGTACGCCGAAGGACCATAATCATACTCATCGTTATCACCAGTGGCACCATTTCTAATGGTATTCAACTGACCGTCTGGTGTCATATTCACTGACATATTAGTCAGGACACATTTTGTAGGAAACTTCATCATGAACGATAATGTTTCGGGTTTTGACATATTGTCAGAGACCTCATTACCATTGTTTTTGTATCGAACGATGCTGAGTTGGAAGAAGTCTGGGATTGTGAGCCAGCGATCTCCTCTGCCTGCTCCACTATCGATAGCAGTAAACAAAGCACCCGAACCTCCAGAACTACCGTTTTTCCCAGGTAGCATGGATACTCTGAGTGTTTGAACAATTTTTGTAATCGCAACAACATCTTCGGGACTCCTCGGCGCTAGTCTAAAGTTAAAACTATGCTTCCTATAATCCGTACCTTGGAATGTTGTCTCTTCGTACGGGTTAAGGATTGCTTTTGCCGATAGAGCAGTAATGTCATTAAATGACAAGTTCGTCTGCCCCATGTTTGCGAGGTTTGCACCTGATGCTGCAACTTGACCAGCAAGTTGCGACTTGAGTTGTTCAGCAGCAGATGATATAGTATTACCAATATCGCTTGTACCGTCTTTTACACCTTTCATTACTGCCATACCACCACCGCCAACGGCGACCTGGTTATATCGCGTAGTGTAAGTTTCAACTAGACCCGCAGGTAAGTACAGATAAATTGTCTCTTTTGCTCTGCCCGAGGACGTACGACCTGGTGTACCACCACCTACATAACTGTAGGGGTTGTTTGATTTGGAGTCATAAACATCAATTTTAAGATAATCCATCGCCTTTGTCGGGAAGGACATATCACTACTGACTGCAGATCTACTACCGTTTGTCGTTGTTCCTACGGGTTTTACCCTGGGAAATACTAATGCCATGAGTTATACTGGAAAATACAGACCATCACGACCCGAAAAATATAAAGGTGATCCCACAAATATTATTTATAGGAGTTTGTGGGAAAGAAAGTTCATGGTCTGGTGTGATAAGAATGATAATGTACTTGAATGGGGTTCAGAAGAGATTATCATCCCATATGTTAGCCCTGTTGATCGTCGCGTTCATCGCTATTTTCCAGACTTTTATGTCAGAGTCCGAACAAGGACTGGAAGGTATGAGAAATTCATTATCGAAGTTAAACCCAAAAAGCAGACTGCTCCGCCCAAAAAGCAAAAAAGAGTAACCAAAAGGTATCTGACTGAGGTTAAGACATATGTCGTTAATGAAGCAAAATGGAAGGCAGCAGAGGAATACTGTGCTGATCGTTTGATGAAATTTATGATACTCACCGAAAAAGAATTAAAGGTATGAGCGTATACACAGACGTTATGGATCTGCAAGGATTCAAACGAAAATCACGATCATGGTATAGAGATCAAGTAAGAGCACTTCTGGAACCTCTAGATGGTATGCCTGCTTTCGGTGATGTGGTATTCTATGCATACCAGGCAGAGAACGCAGATAAACTAAAGTTTTGGGATAGGTATCCCATGACATTAATTACTGATATGGATGTAAGTCAAAATAGATTTGAGGGTGGTAATCTACACTACTTGAGACCAACTACACGGGTATCTGTAGGTAAATCTATCAAAGCGGGTGCTATTTCATATCCTCGCCGCTGCCATCATAAATACTTACTATCTAACGCTAGTGGATTTTATAAGGTCCCTAGGGAAGAATTAGAAGACATTGGTAAACTGCCTTTAGAGCAGTTTGTTAGCACTGTTATGGGTCGAAGCATCGACATTCCCAGTTCATTTGTTTGGAGTCGTTTATAGTGGCATTTACCACACCAAATTCATTTACAGAGTTTATGGATTGGGTTCGCACTGGAGGTGCAGAACCCGCTAGATCAAACCTGTTCTCAGTATTCTGTGGATTCCCCGCAGTTATTAGAGATAGACCGACGTATGACTTCCGTAAGTGGTATGAGTATGTCAACTTTGCTGCTGATGATGTAAACGTACCAAGTAGACAAGTAACCACTGGTGAGGTTAGAGACCATGGCATATCAAGAAAATATGCAACTGGTCAGGTAAACTCACCTATCACGATCTCATTTTTAGTTACAAAAGATCTCTGGATGAGGCAGATTTTTGAGCAATGGATGCTTGAAATTGCTGGTGATCAGGAGAATCGTACTACATTCTATGATCAATACACCACCAATATTCTCATTCAAAAGTGGGAACTTGGTAGTAATATTGTATATCGTGATCTGACCAAGACTGTTAGTGGTAAGAACCCTGAAGTACGTTTGAATAGAGTTACAGGTGTGTGGCAACTGTTAGGTGCCTTCCCAACAAACATTAGTGTTATGAATCTGAATAACGAGTCAACCACCCTTATGAAGATGGACATTGAGTTTGCATACGAACGGTATCGTTTTGATTCTGTTCTGAGCAATGTTGGGTGGGCAAATCAACCTGATAAGTATGTGGACAAGTTTAGTGCAGTTCGCCAAATTCTTGACATTGATGATGTGGGTGGAAACCCATCACAAAGCGAAGCAAACGACTTCGGAATTTGATCACTAAATAACTATATGATAAATGTGAATCATTATGCCATTACCTAAATTATCGATTCCTGAATACGAGTGCACCCTACCCGTAACAGGATTGACCGTCAAATATCGTCCTTTCTTGGTAAAAGAAGAAAAACTTCTCTACCTTGCCATGGAATCTCAACAAGAGAAAGAAATGGTAGGTGCAGTGAAGACTATCATCAAGAACTGCACTGATTTGAAGAAAAATCTGGACAAACTACCCACATTTGAGATTGAATACATCTTCCTTCGCATTCGTGCAAAGGCAGTTGGTGAAGTCAGTGAATTTGTGGTTACTTGCCCTGATGACAAGACAACAACTGTAGAAGTGCAACTTCCGTTGCAAGACATTACAGTTACAATCCCCAAGGATCATACCAAACATATTGATCTTGATGGAAAAATCAAGATGGAAATGAAATATCCGTCTATGGATTTCTTCATTGACTCCAATATGAAGGATGAACCCTCTATTGAAGACATGTTCAAATTATCTGCTCAGTGTATCGATAAGATATACGATGAAGATGAGATTTATGATTCTTTCACCTTGAAAGAAGCACAAGATTTTATTGAAGGACTTAACTCTGAACAATTCCAAAAGATTCAGCAGTTCTTTGATACTATCCCCAAACTCCGTCATGACCTTAAGGTCACCAATCCCAAGACCAAAGTTGAAAGTACGATTCCTCTAGAAGGACTTGCTGCTTTTTTCGGATAGCACTAATGCATGATTCGCTTTTGAATATGTATCAAGTGAACTTTGCCTTAATGCAGCATCATAAGTATAGTCTCACCGAACTAGAAAATATGATGCCTTGGGAACGTGATGTATATGTGAATCTACTCCTTGCACACCTCAAAGAAGAGGAAGCAAGGCAAAAGGCTCAACAACGTCAAAACTCTGTGTAAATGGCAAAACTTAAAGTCAGAAGTTATGTTGCTGTGCGTCCTCCCCAGGACAGCACAGGACTTTCTGTGGGCTTTACTCAGAACATCCAAAGGACGAATCGCATTGGTGCCAGTTTAACAAATATCGGTGAACAACTTACTACATTCAACACTTTATTAGAGTTTCAAACAGAACATCTAATTGATAAAGGTGAAGAAACAGTAAATTTTATTAAAAGAACTTCTAAAACTGAATTAGAACGACGTAGAGAATTAGGTCGTGAAGTTCGGAAAGATGAAGGTCGAGAGACAGATGATGCTGCTGAGGATCAAGTCGAGGCAGAACCGACTAATGAAGATAAAGAAGCAATTAAAGAGAAGGTAAAGAAAGAGAAGGGAGGAAGACTCAAGGGATTCCTGTCTATTTTCAAAGGTATTGGTGGTCTCTTGATGCCACTGCTAAGTCAACTGGGACTATTTGCTGCCCTGGACTGGATGGCGAAGAATCCAGATAAAGTCCAGAATATGATCAACTTCATCACAGGGTGGGTGAAGTTTGGATGGAAGATATTATCATTTGGTGTCACCAAGTTTATGGATGGTGTCACCGCACTATTTGGTGGTGATCCTAATCAGTCTGCTGGTGAACGCATCTGGGAGGGCATCAAGGGCGTCGGTCAGATGTTCATTGGATTGTCTGCTATTTGGGCAGCATCCAGAGTATTTTTCCCATGGAAGTTAGTAAAAGATTTCCGTAGGTTGTCGATGTTGTTTAACATCTTTAACCAGGATGATCCAAACAAACAGAACGATAGAGATAGGAAGAAGCAAGAGAAAAGTAAAGCTAATAAGCAAAATAAAGCACGTCAACAGTCACGTACTAAGAACACATCCAAAGCAGCACGTAAGAGATACCAAAGACGATTTGGTGATAAGGCAGCAAAGAACCGCTTCAGAGGTAAGGTAGGCGGTCGCGGTGGAATGAAAAAACTGACTGGTAAAGTCAGTAAGATGATGAAAAAGTTCAGTGGTGGACTTAAAAAACTTGGAGGAGCAAAAGGACTAACTAAACTCGCTAAGGTCGGTGCGGGTGCAATGTCGATCATGTCAGGTCTTGGAGCATATCAAGACGCACTGGCAGAAGGTAAGACAAATACTCAAGCAATCGGTCGTGGTGTTGGTACTGCGGCAGGTGGTCTTGCGGGTGCTGCTATTGCTACAGCATTACTCGGTCCATTCATCGGACCTCTTGCACCTATCCTAGGATCCATGATTGGAGAATGGGCAGGTGGATGGTTGGGTGAAAACCTGGCACCTCTGGTTGAAAAGGCATTTGGGCACTTATTCAAGTGGTTTGAAGAAACCAGAGAGTGGTTGAAGGCAAATACTCTCAAGATGATTGATAATGTTCTAAAGTTCTACCAACCCATGTTGGATTGGATCATGGGATTCTTAGACTTTATAGAACCAGCAATGGGTTGGTTGAAGAAGTTTAATGATTTTGTATTAAATTCTGCTATTGATACTATTATCAAAGGTATCAAGTTAGTATTAGGTGGTGCTGAGTTTATTGCTAATAAAGCAGGACAAGCATGGAACTGGTTGACAAGTCCATTCAGAGAGGAAGGTGGACCTGTTGAACGTGCTGGTGGTGGTGCTGTTAGAGCAGAGAATAGAAAGAATAGAAAATATCTCGAACCTACAGTTCTAAAACCTCAAGCAAAAGATACAGCACGAGACTGGGATAAGTTTGCTGCTGGTGGTGAATATAAGAACGGTCAGTTACCGAATGAAGCACTTACATCTATTGGTAGTGGTCATAAACTAGCCCATAGCATCGCGCCTCAATTTAAGGCGATGATGTCAGCAGCGGCGGCAGATGGTTTCGCCATGGGCAGTGCGTTCAGAATCAATTCATCCTATAGAACATATCAAAGACAGCAAGAACTATACAATGAATTGGGACCTGGAACTGCTGCATATCCTGGAACATCTAATCATGGTTTAGGTCGTGCTGTTGACTTATGGTATACAAACGGTGCATATAGGTGGTTGAGGCAGAACGCTGGTAAGTATGGATTTAGTCAGATCCCTGGATATGAGACTGATAATCCTGATGGGCATGAGGCATGGCACTGGGAGAACTTGAGTGGTGCTGGTACAACCAAGAAGGTTGCAACATCATCGGTAGCAGGTAGAAAGGTAGGACAACAGGCAAAACTGAAAGGTAAACCTGTTGTTTGGGATGGTAATAAATGGGTACCTGAAGGTTCGACTCAGCAGACTGCTGCTAAGGACAACATAAAAGGTAAAACTTTTGCATCAGAGTCAAGGAATATGGGTCAGGGAGACTCACATTTCCAAGGACTCAATAATGCAGTCAGTGGTATTAAGTATGCTGATAGTGCTGCACTAAATAAGACTGGGAGCGTATCTGCACTTTCTTCAGCAAGCGTTGGCGCATCACTTGATCGTCAAATGAGTGGCAGTTCTGCGATTGTTATGTTGCAACAAGTGAATAGTCAAGGTAAGAGAACTGCATCTATGCCTGTTTTAGTAACACGCCCAAACCCGTCGCCCATGATTAATCACTGCTGATGGCAAACCCTACAACATCCGTACCTAAGGCAAAACTGTATAAGATGATCTCCAACAAGGGGATCTCTAAATCTGCAGTTACAGGAGCAAATGT